CGCGACGCAGTTGTTTCAGATTGCCGGTTTGGGTTTTCACCCGGATGCCGGGGGCAACGGGCGTGGTGCAAGAGGCGGGCGTGCCATTGCGGCCTTCGATTTCCACAAGGCACAGGCGGCAGGAGCCAAAGGCCTCAAGGTTGTCGGTCGCGCACAGCTTTGGCACTGTGATGCCAATCTCGGCGGCGGCTCGCATTATGCTGGTGTCTTTGGGCACGGTCACATCGAACCCGTCGATGTTCAGGGTCACCGTAGCGGTCGAACGCACATAGGGCGTGCCAAAATCGCGGTCCGAGGGAATAATGAAGTCTTTCATTCGGCGGCGTCCATCTGGGCTATTTGAGTGCTTACCATGTTTTTTTGCTCCATGCTTCTTCGAACCCGTCTTCGTGAACAACGTTTTCATGATTACCCCAGATACGTTCAAAGTAACCGTTGTACACACTCATGATGTCTTTTTCACTCCATGCATCTGGAATCAGGTGTCCTTTGACAATCCAATAATATCTATTGGCTTCTTTGTGTTCGTATGCTGTCACAGAGTATTTATTTTTTAATTCCCAAAAGAGTAGCAGGATTCAAGATCCACCCACTCATCTTCCATTTCTAGGCTTTCGGTGTAATCATAAACACCAATGCCTTTTAACCGTAGGTATGTAATGTCAATGGGTCGCATCAATACAGGAAGGGCGATTTCTCTGCAAGGATTGCTAATTTTGATTGGCCAGTCCACATCTACTAGATGTGCTTTAACTTTCGTCATCGCTGACTTCAACTTCAACTTCAATTTCAACATCTTCAACAACGACCTTTTTTTTCTTTCTGCCGTAGAATCCAGAAGTATATTCAATTTCTTCTGTTCTTTCACCTGTTGAACAAACTTTAACTTTGCCGCCTCGGTTGAGAAACTCCTCAATTAGTTCCTTTGGAGTATTATGGTGCATACGACCGATTGTGTTCATTGTCAAACCTTTCTAAAATTTCTGTGACGTGTTTGCATTTTCCATAGAAAGTAAATCCAGTGCAACTGCACTCGAATCCGTTTTCAGTAACTGTAATGGAATATGTGTTGTTTTTGCTGCCTTTGGCAGTCCATTCTAAACCAAGCAGCAAAGAGTTTTTAAACGGTCCCCAACCTTCGGGCTTGTAGTAGCGTTTAGAAAACTTTTTCATTGCTTGCTCCGTGTTGCTATTGAGTTATAGCATACAATAGATATCTGTCAAGTGTTTTTTCTGGAACGTTCCACCATGATGTCTAGAATTTCTTCAAGAGTCAAGTGATGCTGTTCCGGGTGCAGTCGCATTATTGTATTGCTAAATTCAGCATCGTCCTTGGCAATTAAACCAAAATTTACCAGCAGGTTTTCTTCTGTTAAATCATCGTTTAATTGATGTGCAGCCCAAATTGCAGACATTAACAGTACGTTAACTGATAGATCCTTACTGTTGATTTTATTATTGAGCAAGTATGAAATTGCTTTTTTTCTTACATTATAATAAAACGTTACCTTACGTGCAATTCCGTAAAGGTAATCAATGTTTTCTTTGTCCATTAAATCCTCGATTTGGGCATAAAAAAGTATAGCAAACTACCGCCAGGATTTACTGCCAATTTTAATTCTTCAGTGCGGAAATAGTCAATGCTGTGTCCAGTACGTTTCACGGTCCACATATCGCTGACTTTTTGATTCTGCACCATAATACTGGGTAGGTTGCGTTCAAAGGAAATTGCACGATAACGCAACACTTTGCCGTCAAATTGAGTGGGCTCAACTCCGTATTCAACTTGAATATATTTTTTTAAATCGTTAAGTGTATCCATCGTCATTTACCTCTATAGTGTATTTATTATAGGTCAGTTTTCTTTTCTTGTATCTCTTTGCGACGTTGAATGATTAGATCCTTCATTTCGTGTAGTGCTTGTCTTGCTCGAACAGCACTCGCCTTTACACCTTTTTGCTCGAACTTTTCAGTTTCCTGCAAATAGATAGCAAAGGCAAGTTTTAACTGTTCGTGCGTGTCACTCACCGAGAATTACCTCACATACTTCTTGCCAGTTGTTTACGCGAACAACCGCTGGGTTTTGATACCATTGATTGTGTGGATGATCAATAAGGATTGGACGGTGACCGTATTTCAAACCAGTGTCGCAGTTTTCTGGTTTGTCTTCGATCCACCAATGTCCCTGCTCGTACTTGTCTAAGGCGTCATCTTTGTCTGCACCAGTATCAAGGCAGATGAGATCGTCAAACGCAGCACTGCCGATAGTACGGTTAAGGTTGATCCAACGCAGTTCTTTGGCATATGGATCGAGGCTCAAACTGGTAATTACGTCAAAGCGGTAGCCCTCTGCAAACAATCGAGCAACACCTGTGTCTGCATCTCGCAGCACTGGCAAGCAACACATCCAAGCACTTTCGTTGAATTCACGTACAACGTCATGCTTGTCTTCTTTGGGGATACCGTATGCTTCAGCAAGGTTGTAGATACCGTGCTTGATCTTGGTATAGCCTTTTTTAATCATCCACTCGTGGAATGGACCTTCCCAGTCCAGCAACACGCCGTCACAGTCCGTTAGAATCTTTTTCATGTTTCACCTTTGTTTCACAACTTACTATAGCAGTAACTTTAAGGTTTGTCAACCAACCTTGACCGTAGACTGACCTGTTACAACTGTAGTTGCTCCACATTTACGTAAATCACCATTTCGGTGTACAGGTGCACCGTAACAAAAAACAGTTCCGGATCCTTCGGCAGTGTCAGTTGGTGGCACAGGATGTAAGAAGCCATCTGGTTCTGCTGTGCTTTCGTGTACTATAATAGGTTTACCGTTTATTTTAACAGTTTGCGGACTAGAATCTCCGTCGGCATTTAACTCGCCGCCGCCGTGTGAATTTTGATCTCCTTCGACTGCCCACAACTCTGCCATAATAACTCCTTATATCATCTTAATGCCGCTGGTACTGCTGATATACTGCTTGGCCATTTCGCTGTCAGTCTTAGCAATAAAGATCACTGCATTTTTGTTAATCTCGATCTTGGAATCTGGATTAACTGTAAATGTGTAAGGACCTAGACCCAGTCCTTGCTGTGTTGCCATAATTGCCAATGGCTTGGACACCACATAGGTATTTGTTTTGGTTTCAACAAGTCTAGCAATCAGTTCATCGCCGTTGAATGTTTTAATAGTAACGGTATCGCCGTCCTTCATTGGTGCTTCAATAAGCATTAATCGTTTCTCCACATGTCATGATCTTCAAAGTATTTTTCCAGTGCGTCTGATCCGCCAATGTAATTTCCATGTAGGAAAATTTGTGGAACAGTTCTAGCATTAGGTGCTGCTTCTAACAACTGTTCCTTGGTCCAAGGCCCAGCAGTAATATTTCTTTCTTCGTAGCGTATACCTTTACCATCAAGCATACGCTTTGCTTTAACGCAATAGGGGCAGTTGTCCTTGCTCCATACAATAGTTTCGCTCATAATGATAATCCTTTAAATGTATCTGTGCCTACATCCTGTTTGATAGCGCCCACAGTGTATGAACTGATCTCAGTTTCTTGTGGCGCAACTTGAACTTCCGAACCGGAAATCCATTTTTGTGTCCACGGCAATGGATTGTTCTTTACAGTGTAAGGGCTCTTGAGACCAACCATGTTCATACGCTTGGTAGCAATCCACTCGATGTATTCAGTTAGCAGTTGAGTGTTGAGACCAATCATACTGCCACCTTTGAACAGATAGTCTGCCCAAGTTTTTTCTTGATCAACTGCATCAACAAACATCTTGATAGAATCTGCTTCTGTTTCTTTTGCAATCTTGGCGTAATCAGGATCGTCTTTTTGCAATAGTTTTAGCAGCATCTGCGTTGATGCAAGATGCAGGTTCTCATCACGTGCAATAAATTTGATGATTTTAGCATTGCCTTCCATCTTCTTCAGTTCAGCAAATGCCCACGAACAAGCAAAACTAACATAGAAGCGAACACCTTCTAGAATGTTAACACTCATCAGTGCAAGCCATAGTTTCTTCTTTAGTTCGTACAACTCAACTGCAACTTCTTTACCGTTAACTGTGTGAGTGCCTGCGCCAAGCAAATTATACCAAGTTGCAAGTTCAATCAGTTCGTCATAATTTTTGCTGATATCTTCTGCACAATCGATAATTTCTTCAATGTCCATCATCTCGTCAAAGATCTTGCTCGGATTGGCATAGACGTTGCGAATGATGTGTGTATAACTGCGGCTGTGAATTGATTCAGAAAATGTCCAAGTCAGGATCCAGTTTTCAAGTTCTGGCAAACTTACAATAGGACTAAATGCTTCTACAGGAGCACGACCTTGTACACTATCAAGTAGAATTTGACGCTTTAGATTGCTGGTAAAAATATGTTGTTCATGTGCTGTTAGAGCCTTGAAGTCTGTTGCGTCTTTGTAAACGTCGATCTCTTCAGGACGCCAAAAGAAACCAAGTTGTTTATCAGTGAGTTGATCAAACTGTTTGTACTTCAGCGTGTCATAACGCTGGATAGTAGGACCACCTGTTGGGTCGAGAAATGCCATTACCTGTGTATGATCTGCACGGTTTTCTAAATCAAATACGCTGCTCATTTTTATCCTTTGTTAAATGCTATAAGAGTGTAACAGAGCCCTCGGGCTCTGTCAATTAAATTGTGCAACTTTCACAAGCGGCTTCGTCACTGATTTGTATTTCGGGCTCAAATGCGTCTTCTTTGACCATCTTGGCTACGTCTAGTTCGCCAGCGCCGTCGTTGGTGTTGAAGTAATACAACTGCTTGCCGCCGTATTTGTAGAACATTACCATGTGCTGTAGCATCACACTCATAGGAATCTTTTCATCTTCAAAGTAGATTGGATTGTAACTGGTATTAACACTAATGCCTTGGTCAATGTATTTTTGCAACACTGACATGATCTTTAGATAACCTTCTGGTGACTTTTGATCCCATAGTAGATCGTACTTGTTCTTTAGACGCTTGTATTCAGGAACAACCTGCTTTAGTACGCCGTGCTTGCTTTGCTTAACACTGATATATGCACGTGGCGGCTCAATTCCGTTTGTAGCATTTGCAATCTGTGCTGAAGTTTCGCTGGGCATCAATGCCATCAGTGTACTGTTGCGAATGCCAGTTTCTTTCAACTGTTTGCGAAGTTCTGCCCAGTCCATGCGTTCAACGTGTGGCACAAGATCGTCAACATCCTTCTTGTAGGTTTGGTTAGGTGTGATGCCGTGTCCGTACTTGGTTTCTAAGTTGCCGCTAGGGGCACCCTGTTCCGTTGCTAGATCAGCACTGGCTTTAATCAAATAGTAACTCCAGGCTTCTGCCCACTCGTCAATCAGTGCAAGTCCTTCTGCATCTATATGTTGATAACTAAGTCCATGCTTGGCCATCCAGTATGCAAAGTTGATAATGCCAACACCTAGCGGACGGCGCTTTTCAGTTGACAATCTTGCTGCAAGAACTGGATAGTCTTGATAGGATAGCAGTGCATCAAGACCTCTAACTGCCAGTGTGCAGACACGCTTGAAGTCTGCAGGTGTACGAATGTTACCCCAATTAATGGCGGAAAGGGTGCAAAGGCTGATTTCACCTTCCGCATCGTTTAGATCACTTAATGGCTTGGTTGGCAAGTCAATTTCTGCACAGAGATTGCTTTGACGAATAGGTGCAAGTTCAGGCAAGAAACTGCCGTGATCGTTTGCATTGTCCACGTTTTGTAAATAGATACGGCCTGTTGATTTGCGCTCTTCCATGAATGAGCCAAATATTTCAAGTGCTGTTACAGTTTTTTTACGTATCTTTGGATTGCGTTCTGCTGCTTCATACAGTTCTCTAAACCGTGCTTGATCTGCAAAGAACGCATCATACAAGCCAGGAACATCGCTTGGAGAAAACAGAGTAATATTACCGCCGGTGATTAGGCGTTCGTACATCAGTTTATTAAACTGTACACCGTAGTCCATGTGGCGTACACGAGTTTCTTCTGTGCCCTTGTTATTCTTTAGAACCAGCAGTTCTTCTACTTCGAGATGCCACAGTGGATAGTAGATAGTTGCTGCACCACCTCTGACGCCACCTTGGCTGCAACTTTTAACGGCTGCTTGGAACATTTTATAGAAAGGAATAATGCCTGTGTGATATGCATCGCCTCGGCGAACTGGCGAACCAATAGCGCGTAGCTTGCCGCCGCCGACGCCAATGCCTGCTTTTTGACTTACATATTTAACAATGGCACTGGTAGTAGCATTGATACTGTCGAGGCTATCATCAGAATCAATAAGGACACAACTACTAAACTGTCTTTGCGGAGTACGAACACCGGCCATAACAGGAGTAGGTAGGCTAATGTCGTGAAGACTAATAGCATCATAATAATCTTTGACCCATTGTAGTCTTGTTTCTTTTGAATAACTCTGGAACAGTGTTGCAGCAATTAAAATATAGCACATCTGCGGAGTTTCGAATATCTCGCCGGATACACGATTCTGTACTAGGTACTTGCCTCTTAGTTGTTCCATTGCAACGTAGGTTAGGTCCTCGTCTCTGTCGTGTTTGACGAAACTGTTGATTTTCTCCCATTCGTCTTCGTTGTAGTAGTTGATTAGATCAGGATCATAAAAGCCGTTTTCAATGTTACGAATTACTAGTTCTTTAACTGTGCAAGGTGTGTATTGTCCGTATACTTCTTTGCGTAAACCATAGTTGATTAGTCTGCCACCTACATATTGATAATTTGGAGTTTCTTCTGAGATAAGATCTGCTGCTGCCTTGATTAATGTTTCTTGAATGTCGTCGGTCTTGATGCCGTTATAGAATTGGATTTGACTCTTGATTTCTACTTCGCTTGGACTAACCCCTGTGATGCCTTCGCAGGCATGAAATACTACTTTGTGTAACTTTTCTATGTCAAGGGGTTCTTTTTTCCCATTGCGTTTCGTAACTTGAATCATTTTTTATTGTTTCCTCTTTATCAAATGTTTAGGTTTGGACAGATATTTATTGCAAGGGTGGCAAGCAATATTTTTTCTCGATCTTTAAATTTTTGGGTATAGATTCAGCATCTACCGCTCTATCTCTAAGATAGCCAATTACGTCGTTGTCAATATAAAGCAGGTATTTCACTTCTGACATTTCCTTATTGGTACAGATATGTATCTCAAACTGACACTGGGAAAAGCGTGTAGTTAACTGCAAACTATAGGCAATACCTAATAAACATGCAAACTCGCAGTAGGTATTTTCATAGATTAGAGTCCAAGGATCCAACCACGATTCTTCGTCGTAGGGATCAACGGATATGGTCACCAACGGTGCTCGATTATAAAAATCAATAGCATCTTGCAACGGTGTGTGAGAAGTTTCCAGTTGACTTCTAAGATCAACCCAGGCTCTTAACCTGTCTTCGTATTTTTTATCAAACATATGTTATGACTTGACTCTTATTGTGTAATAAAGATTGTCGTTGCTTACCGGAATACTATTAACTGCCGATAAGTTAACGATAGTAGTAGTTGCTGCACTAGGTACTGTAACAGTTTCTAAAGCGGCAGAGAACACCAACGATGATGCATAACCGCTGTCGCCCATGAAATTATAATTGTCGTTTAAAACTACGCTGTTATTGGATAGATTAATTACCAACTCAATTGTACCTTCTCTAACAATGTCTTCTGAGTCTTCTGTATACACATAGTCAACAAAGATTGTTCCATTGTCTACCACAGGAAACTTTAGTATTGACGTGCTTGTTGCTAGCAAACCAATTGTAGTATTGTTACCGTAGAGATTGCTGTAGTTTATTCTACCTAGTACTTCAGGAGTATAAAACTTTGTAGCAGCACTATCAGCAGGACCTGCTACGGTTTTATTTTGTGTGCGTTCAAAGAAGTCTGAACTACTCAAGTTTGTGTCTGTGGTAAATCTAATCACAGGCGATCTTGAAGTGTTGGCTTGATCATTACCTACGTTAAAGAATTTATTATTAGTACTTAGATTGTAGTTGCCTTCTCTGACGAAGATAGCTTCTTCGTCAATTCTATCAAAGAAAGAACCTTCAATCAAATTGTAGGATGGGCCGTCTGACATACCCAACAATCCAATTGAAGTATCTGTTCCGAAAGCGATTCCTTTGAGCATTGATTCTAAACGTAAATTTCTAAATGTATTATTTTTAATGTAGTAATCACTATAAATGCCGTAGTTGAAATTGTCAATCTCTATTCCATCAAATACGTTATTTTCTGATAGTTTTACATCAGAGTAAGAAATAATATCAATTGCTCTATGTATATCTGCTACATCACCAAATGTCCAAAAACCTTTGATTTTCAAATTCTTAAAAATGCTGCGTTGGCACGAGTCTACAATCATACCTTTTTTAGTTAAACTGTTTACTTCGATTGAGCAATCAGAAATTTCTACATACTTGGCTAGATACTCATCACTAACTTCGTCAATTGTTTCAGTTGGGTCCGCAGGATTGTAGTGTACAGTTTTAAATACGTCTGCGGTGCTGGATCTAAATATTGTTTTTTCTTTGCCTGCACCTCTGATAACAGCATACGGAGGTACTTCAATAGTACTGGATACCACATATACACCTGCTGGAAACCAAAGTATAACTCTATTCTCTGTACTGCTGTTTAAAAATAGAGTATCAATGGCCAATTGTATTTCGTCTGTTTGATCTGATCCATTGCCAGTTGCACCAAAAGAAAACACACTAACAGTTTCGTCTAGTCTGTCTTGTAGACTTCTTGATACTGGAACATTTATACCCCAAATGTTGTTATCGGATTTGTATGAGTACTGATCTGCTAGTTCAAATATGTTGCTGTGTTCAGTTAATAGTTCGGTATTGCCCACATATGGAGCACCTTCACTGACTGCACCATTACCAATGTATAGACGTTGGTTGTCAATGCTCCATGCAATTTCACCAGATGCTAGTTGTGGTGGGTTACCTCTACCTCTACGGTGCTGAATTCGGCTGATTTGAACAATTGCCACGATCGTTACTCCTACGCTTTTTATTATTTAGCGTACTTTTCGTAATAGGAGTATACTCGATCCCACCATCGGTTTGACCACTCGTCAAACTCGTCCGGCCACAAGTCAAATTGCAAATACTGCTCGTCTCTGGTACACATGAACACATGACCTTCACGTATATTAGTCCCGTGTATTTCGTTGTGAGCAAGTGCATATGCCGTCATTTGAAGATAGTAGTCTTCAATCCACTCTTTCTTCTTAACTTTGTTGCTTTGTTTAAAGTCCATAATACAGGCATTGCCTTTGTATACACCAACCAAGTCAGTTGTTCCTGCATACAAACTTGGCATGTACAGAGGCACTTCGCTGCCCCATATTTCAGTTACATCATC